CGTTCCTTTTCTAACCCACAAAACACCTCGATCAGCCACGATCAGACTGGATCAGATTGATCAACCTTGAAACAGGCGAGATAGGCTTAGATCAGGTCTATTCGGGATTAGGAGGTGTGCAAACACCTCGTATTCACTCAAAACTCAATGATTTACCATCAAAAGGTCAAGAGATGATTGATTTTGCAACCGAACTTGGGATCAACCTTATGGAATGGCAACGGTATGTGTGTATTCATGGACACAAAATTCGACCAGACGGAAGATGGGCTCATTCTGAACTTGGATTGATCATGGCACGCCAGCAAGGAAAGTCCACCTTGATGATGCTCAGGATTTTGACAGGAATGTTTGTGTGGGGCGAAGGTTTGCAGCTTGCATCCGCTCACAGACTTACAACTTCACTTGAAACATTTCGACAGATTGTTGGCTTAATTGAAACAAATCCTAAATTGGAAAAGGAAGTAAAGAAAATCCGATGGCAACATGGCGCGGAAGAAATTGAATTATTTGGTAACAGACGATTTGTTGTAAAGGCTGCAAACAATGCAGCTAGAGGATTAAGCAAACCTGAAACAATTCACCTGGACGAATTGAGGGAATACAAAGATGAAGATGCTTGGTCATCAATGCGTTACTCAATGATGGCTGCTAAAAATCCGCAAGTATGGATTTATTCCTCAGCTGGTGATCAACATTCCGTAATCCTTAACAAATTACGCGAGAGGGCGTTAGCGTCAGCCACGACTAATGACCCGATAGGTTGGTTTGAGTGGAGTGCTGAACCTGATGCTCCTATCTTGCTTCCGTCAGGCGAGATGAACTGGAGTGCATTCGCTCAAGCCAACCCATCACTAGGAATAACTATTCATCCAGATAACTTAAAAGCAGTTATTAACGATCCTCCAGATATTGTAAGAACCGAAGTTTTGGCTCAATGGGTAGACACAATAAATTCAGCAATAGATGCGCAAAAGTGGGGAATGTGCCAGATAGATCCAATACCGTTAGATCCTGAACAACCTACTTGGCTTGGTTTAGATTTAAGTCCTGATCGTAAATTTGGTGCATTAGTAGCTGCTCAAAGATTATCGGGTGAAAGATTTTATATTCAATTGCTTCATACTTGGTCAAACGATTACAGTTTGAACGATTTAGCAGTTGCAAACGATATTGCACCCTATGTTAGAAAATACAATACACAAACTGTGGCTTACAGTAAAAGGACAAGTCAGGCAGTTGCGAGTCGTCTTAATTCTGCCGGAATTCAAGTAACTGACATGGATGGAGCAATATACGCGGAAAGTTGCGATCGTTGGCTTGGAGCAATTAACTCACACAGGTTGCAGCATTCAGGTCAAGAGGAATTGACCCAACAAACATTATCAGCTGCTAAATTGCCATTTGGTGATGGATCTTGGATTATTGGAAGGAGGGCTAGTAGGGTCGCTGTCTGCGCAAGTGTCGCATCAGCATTAGTTACATATTTTGCGACACAACCAGAAACGGAAACAGACATACAAATCGCATAAACTAGACTTTATGGTATATTATGTGCTAATGGGATTATTTGACCGTTTTACCACAAAGCCAGTAATTACAGCAACAACTGATGTGGCTGCATCTTATGCGCCTTACAATTTACAAGCTGCCGTTGGCGGCATATTCTTTGGAACACAATCTGCAACTCGCGAACAAGCAATGTCAGTTCCTGCTGTTGCAAGAGCAAGAAACATAATTTGCTCAACAGTTGGATCATTGCCAATTGAAACTTACAATCATTTTACAAAAGAACATTTACGACCAACAAAAGTTTTAATGCAACCTGATCCACGAATTCCGGGATCTGCAACTTATGCTTGGGTCGCCGAGGACATTTTATTCACAGGATTTTCATATGGACAGGTCTTGGATTCTTACTCGGACAGCGATGGCGCAAGAGTTAGAGCATGGACAAGAGTTTCTCCAGATCGAGTTACTTACCAATTAAATTACAATCAGACTGAAATTTTATTTTACAAATTAGATGGCGAGGAATTGCCATTACATGGAACAGGCAGTTTAATTATATTTAATGGATTAGACGAAGGTGTGCTTAATCGCGCAGGTCGCACAATTAGAGCAGCACAAGAATTAGAAAAAGCAGCTGAGATGTATGCCAAAGAGCCAGTTCCAACAATGGTTCTTAAATCAAATGGCACAAATTTAACACCAGAGCGAATTACAAGATTACTTGAAAGTTGGAAAGCAAGTAGAGCAACTAGATCAACTGCATTCTTAAATGCTGATGTTGAATTGCAAGCATTAGGTTTTGATCCTGCCAAACTTCAACTCAATGAGGCTCGTCAATATCTCGCTTTGGAATGCTCACGCGCCGTTGGTATTCCGGCAAGTTTCGTATCTGCTGAAACTACATCAATGACTTATTCAAACATGACAGCTGAAAGAAAAGCATTAATTGATTTCTCATTGCGACCAGTATTGACCGCAATTGAACAAAGACTTTCAATGGCTGATTTTGTGCCAAATGGTGTTGAGGTCAGATTTGACATTGACGATTTCTTGCGTGGATCTGCATTAGAGCGTGCGCAAGTTTATGAAATCCTAAACCGCATTGGCGCAATGAGCGTTGAGCAAATACAAGAGGAGGAGGACTTGATCCGATGAGTAAAACATTACAGATCAATTTCCCAATAACACTAACCGCAGCCGATAGTCGCAAGCGCACAATTTCAGGAACAATTGTTTCTTGGGATGAAAAAGGTATGACAAGTGCTGGCGCAACAGTATTTGAAAAAGGTAGCATTGACTTTTCTAAGCCTGTTAAATTATTACTTGAGCATGACCGCACTCGACCAATTGGCAAACTAATTGACATTGTAGCTGACGATAAAGGCATTGAGGCAACATTTAAGATTGCTGGAACAATTGCTGGCGATGATAGTTTGCTTGAGGCAGCCGAAGGATTACGCGATGGATTTAGCGTTGGCGTGGTTGTAGATAATTTTGATGCAAGCAAAGGCGTGATGAAAGTTAAAGCATCAAGATTAATGGAAGTCAGCCTAGTTGCTGAACCAGCAATTAATAGCGCAAGAGTTACAGATATTGCAGCTAGTGAAACACCAGAGAATTCCGAAGCAACCGCTGAGGAGCAAACAAAAACACAGGAGGACATTGTGTCAGATACACAAACAGCTCCTATCGCGACCGAAGCGGTAGAAGCAACCAAGTCTGAGCCTGTGGCAATTCAAGCAAATCAACCAGTTGCTTATACAAAGCCACGCTCACCAATTAACACACAGGCTCGTTTCTTAGAGCACTCAATCAAAGCATCACTTGGAAATCGTGATAGCGCAGAGTGGGTTGCACATGCAAAAGATCAAGATGCCAAAATGGTTACTGCTGCTGATGACAGTTTCACAACTAACCCAGCATTCAAGCCAATTCAATATGTAACTCAGGTAGTTGATACTCAAATCGGATCTCGTGGCGCAATTGATGCTATTGGAACACGCAGACTGCCAAACGCAGGCATGACTGTTTCAATTCCTAAAATTACAACTTCCGGATCTGTTGCAGAAACAGCCGAAGGTGCAGGCCCATCAGAAACAGGAATTGTTTCATCTTATGTTGATGCAACTGTAAAAGCCTACAAGGGTTTGCAACGCTACTCTGTTGAAATTCTTGACAGAGCGGATCCAAGTTTTTATCAGGCTATGTTGGAAAACATGCGCCGAGTTTATGCACAAGCAACTGAGGCTGCAGTAATTGCAGAATTAACTGCTGGCGGAACAGCAGGAACTGCAACTTCTGCTGATCTTGATGGAATTGTTGCATTCGTAAAGACTGAAACACCTGCTGCATATCTTGCAACTGGTGAGTTAGCAACACGCTACATTGCTGGAACTTCACAATGGGGTTTGTTAATCGGAGCGCAAGATTCAAGCAAGCGTCCAGTATTTTCTGCTGCTAATCCACAAAATGCTGCTGGCGCAGTTACACCACAATCACTACGCGGAAATGTAATGGGTCTCGACCTATATGTTTCAAACAAAGCAGTTTCAACTTCAATTGATGAGAGCGCATTTATTGTTGTTCCATCATCTGTTGCAATTTACGAAAGCCCAGTTCTACAACTTTCAACAAATGTTGTTACAACTGGCGAAATCGAAACAATGCTTTACGGCTACATGGCTGTTAAGACAGTTGTTGCTGGTGGAGTTCGTCGCTTTAACCTTACCTAATAAGTAAGTAACTTAATGCCTACTGGTGCTCCCGCTGGTAGGCAGCTATAAATGGGAGTCAAAGAGAGGAATTTATGCCAACAATTATCACCGCAACTCAGTTGCGATCCGTATTGGGTGTAAGTTCCTCTCTTTATGATGATACTTACCTAAATCAAATTATTGACACAGCAGAAACAGTTATTCTGCCAATGCTAGTTACATTCAAAGCACCAATCGAGAAAGTATCGCTGACAGATAATGTCGCCACTTTCACTACACTAGGAATACATGAATTCACCGAAAATCAGCAAGTCATCATCACGGGATGCGGAAGTCCCTACAATGGAACAAGAGCTGTGCTGGCAGATAATCTTGGACAATATACCTTTTCGCAATCGATCACTAATGCCGACATACTCGAGGCTAATGTCATCCCATCCGGAGTTGCTGCCCTTTCTGGCGGATCAACTTATGTTGGAAATGCAGCTGTTCAATCAGCCGTCTACACAGTTTCAGTTGAAGTCTTTCAAGCCCGACTTGCAGGCGGAGGACAAATCGAAGGAGTAGATTTTACTGCAACTCCTTTTAGAATGGGCAGATCATTATTTAACAAATGCGTTGGATTGCTTGGCTCATATATTGACACCGAAAGCATGGCGCAATAAATGCCTAATGAAACAATCCTGCAACAGATCCGCACACCTTTAGCAAGCGCATTATCTAGCGTTGCCGGAAATGTTTATGCATTTGTGCCTGAAACAGTAATACCGCCGGCAGTAGTTGTCGTGCCTGATAGTCCATACCTAGAATTTGAAACAATAAACAAAAGCAACATAAGAGCAAAAGTTAATTTTACAATCTCAGTTGCAGTTGCATATAACAGCAATCCTGCATCACTCGACAATATCGAGCAGTTAGTTATCAGCGTTCTGGCAGTAATTCCAGCAGGATATATTGTCAGCTCGGTCGAAAGACCAACAGTCACCACAGTCGGAGCATCGACTTTGCTTATCGCAGATGTTCGAGTATCTACCTACTACACACGCACAGTCTAAGGAGAAATCATGGCAACCACAGTAATCACCGGTCGCGATATTTCGTTGTCTTTCACAGGTGGAACAGACATCGAAGCACAAGCAACCAGCGCAATTTTGACAAAGGTTTTAGAGCGACAGACTTATCAAACACTTG